GCGTTATTGAAACTTATCTTTACATCAAATTCTCGATACGAACTCTGCGGTAGTAACGGTTGGTGTTATCAGCCAAGCGTCCAAGACCCTGGTTGTAAGGGCCACTAGGACCTTCAGCGAATGGGTTAGCGATGAGACCATATCTCGTTTTGAACCCGATGTTTGGTTGGAACGTTTGGTCAGATACACTACGAACCATCTGAAGAGGAACGTAAGGACAATAGAAGAGACCTGCGTCATAGGCGCTGGTGCCTTTATAACCCATCACATAGTAGTGACTGTTGCTGATGTTAGCAGAATAGGGGTCAATGTAGACCTTCATCTTACCGTTGATGGTACCTGCGAAGAGGTTACCGGTGTCGTCAACGTTGAGGTTGGCGTTCAGTGCTGGGGTGTAATCAAGCACACCAGCCATGGTCAGTGCGGAAGCAACGTCTGCGGAACAGATGATGATGTTTCCTTTGCCACGACGGGTAAGTTGAGCAATTGCGTTAGCGTCACGCTCAATCTGGAAGAGAAGTCCTTTGAATTTCTCAACGGACCAACGACCATTGGAGTCAACGTCCAGGTCAAAGATACCAGGAGTTGCTACGTTGTTCTGTGCTCCGGGGAGTGCAGTTCTGTAAACAGTTCTAACAATCTCTCTGTTGATTTCAGAAAGAATCTCAGAGGAAAGGATGTTAGCCAATTCAGCTTCTGCATCCAGACCATGGATTGCTCTAAGGTCTTGTGCAAGTTCCAGTGAAGACTGGGCCTTCAGTGCACGACCACGTGCTTCCACAACTGCCTTCTCGATGGTGAAACCCATCTGGCGGAACTCATTACCAGGTTCGCCAAGGCGCTCCATCTGAGCCTTGCCCATGCCACGCATGCCACTCAAAGTGGGATCGTAGTAAGAATCAGTAGCGTTTGTTCTGTGATCACCACCGCGGTAATCATATTCTGTACCATCGCGTCCACGTGATTTTTGGGGGTCATTTGTATAACCACCTGTGGAGATTGCGTCACCTAGAAGACCAGGGTTAGCTCTGGTGTAGGCAGGATCTGCTGCTCTGTCAGTGTTGTAAGGAACTTCACCGGGAACGTAAGGGTGGTGAATTGACTTACCCTCAGCAATAGAACCCTGATCCTCTGGATAACCTTCGAAAGCGAAGTCAGATCCACCGGGGGTGTCATTGTCGAAGGGGGAATCCCAACCATCACCAGAAAGAGGTGCAGTACGACCATTCAAGTCATTAGGTTGCATGTAACCGGTTACCCGGTTCTTAGGATCTCCATCCCATGCAACAGTTGCACCTGATGAATCAGTCATGACGGGAACGAACTGACCGGGGACACCATCGGTACCATCAGATACTCTGTGTCCATGATATGCTGTTCCATTGGCAAACGTGTTAGCGCCTGCGGAGAAGGTAGGATCAGCTTCGTCAAAGAATGCTTCGTTAGGACCATCAGGACCATCATACTTCGAACGCATTGCGAAGATCATGCCGGTAGGACCGGTCATGGGTTGAACGCCACAAATATCATAGGCGATCAGGTTAGGCATTGAGCGTCTGATCAGAGAGATCAGAACTGGGTCGAAACCAGCGCGAGGGCCAGCATCAGCGTTGAGGCCGCCTTCTACTCCACCATTAACAGATCCACCTGTGAGACCTTGGAAACCGGAGCCACCAACGTTCATGGTGGGGGATTCTGTTAGTAGGCCAGAGGCGCTACCTTGTACGATTGCTTGCTCGTTGAGAAAACGTTCCTGGTTTTCCAGGAGTTGAGCGGTTACAGCCTTTCTGTATGGATCAGTGATCGGTTCAAGATCTTGATGTTGCAGAATGGGTGCCCACTTTTCGGTTAAGTAATTAGACATTGTTCGGGGTTACCTTTCTTTTGAAATTCATTTAATGGTTCTAGACAGCGCCTGTGCGTATGCTGCCATTGCTGGATTCATGCCGTCATAGAGACCGGGCTCAGGTGCTTCAGCTGACTCCTCTAGGTATTCGGTCTCATGCACAGAGGCTTGAGTAACGAAAGATTCTTTTAGGATGCCGAGCTTCTGGCGATAATTTGTTTCACTTTCAAACTCTACGTTCTCTGCAAGACCTGCCAGTTTCTCTTTACCTGCCTCAGACAGATCCCAAGAGATGTCACTAAGGACACTCTGTCTCTGGTGGTGAGACATTTGGTTAGAGAGACCAACGTTGGTCTGGATTTGCTCGTTAAGTTTGTTTTCCATATCATCAAGTTTTGCGACCATAGATTCAAAGATGTCGTACTTCTCATCAGGAAGTGTGACATAATGGTCTTCAAATAGTGATCTCAAGCCACCCATAAACGATTCTGAAAGTTCGTTACGGATGCCATTTTCGACCACAAGCTTGTTCTCTTCCAGCCATTGCTGAGATGTGTAGTTGAGGAAGGCTTCAACCTTCTCTGCAATTTCCACAATCTCAGACTCAAAGCGGGTTGAGAATTCTTCCTCCAGACGGGTTACTTCCATCTGAAGCTTTTGGTTGAGGGCAGATTCAAAGATGATTCTGGCTTTAGACTTAAAGTCATCAGAAGCATCATGATCTGTGGCCAACTCGTCCAGTGCCTGACCAGCAGAAGAATCAACTTCTGCGTGCTCATATGCCTTAGGCATCTGGGTTTTCCCAGTGGGCTTTTTCTGCTCACCAGGAACAACGTCAGGACCAATGGAATTGTCTGGACCTTCGTTGCTTCTACCCTTGGTGCCATCATGCTTGGCATTACCAGGGAGAACCTCACTACCAATCTTGCCCTCAGGGCTGGAGCTTACGCTGCCGGGTGCACCCTTGAAGGGGTCAAGTTTGGTGGAGTCATCTGTGGATCTTTCATTTTCCTGAGTGGATCCACCCAGATCATTTTTGGACTGCTTAGGAACTAGTGAAGTAGGAACCAATTCCTGCATCGGATCCCCAGCACCTCCCTTTGCATTAACAGCGGTACGAGATTGAGCCATTTTTGATTACTTAATTTTGGTTTTTATTCTGAGTTATTTAGAACATTGGTAGTTCTGTAAGTATTTCCTTTACGGAAAATTATCCCATCAATAGTTGAGCGAAACCATCTAAAATGGATTCATCCAACTTATTTGCTGGGCAGTTGTCAAGGGTGTTTTTAATTTTTTGGATGTCCTGTTCT